CGCGGTCGCCGACAATATCGAGCCCTGTGGATCCAGAAACCTCGATATTGTCGGCGACCGCGTCAAGCAGTGTCGCGCCTGCGGTGCCGTCGCCGGCGTCGGCCTTGACGTACACATCGACCTGCCCGGGCCCGCTGGTGGGTATTGCCGGCGTGCCACCGGAAAACGGGTAGATGTTCGCAACGCCATCGACCTCGTTTCCCCATTCCCAATAATCCGCATATGCCCCACCCTGTGGACGCGCCGCGAAGAACTGCATGATCCGCGCTCGCCATGTCTCGGTGTCCTCAGGGTCGGCGCCGGCAACCGTGACGCTCGCGACCGTGCCGTCTTTTTCAAGGCCGGCAGGCGCTGATACAAGCGAAAGCGTCATCCCGATGTCGAGGTCTGCCGCTTCTGAATACTCACCAGCGCGGACCGTCGGTGTAATCGTCGAGCCAGCAATGGAAACGTCGCCGATTGTGATGTAGGTTTTTTCCGTTTCTGGGTTCACCAGTGCGGATCCGGAATACAGCGTTCCTCCAGGGGTCAACACCGTCAACGTTACCGTTCCCTCAGACCGCGCACCAACCCCGCGTGACAGCCCTGCCATCGCGCCCCACTCATTCAGCGGATTGATCGTGATTCCTCCGATTGTCAGATCCGAATCGCTCGCATACTTGACGAACATCTGCAGCGCGATGAACGCCGAGAACTGAAACAGCGACACGAACAACAGACCGCAGGCTTTGGCAAGCACCCGAATGAACGACTTCGGAAGTATCGGCACGGTCTGCCCGAAAGACGCCTCAAGCTGGGAAACCAGAATCGCTGAAAGCTCTTGCGCGGTCTTGCGTGGCGTCGTCATCGGAACAGCTCCAGTCTGTACGGCATCACCGCACCCGTTGTCATTTCAATCGTACCAGACACCTCTACAGAATTGCTAGATTTGGCATTTACAAAAACGGTCACCGAGGATAGAAGATCGCCAAAGCCCTCCGTGATGTCGTCCACGGCCGCCCGCTGCAATTCCAGCAGGTTCCCGGAGGTGATCGGGTAGTTCTCCAGCCGCGTGTGGAAGCGGCCCCTCAGGACCGATTCTGGAGGCTCCCCTTCGTTGCCAAGCCACTGCGCCTTGACAGTTGCCGGCGTGCCGTCGTCGCCCTCGTTGGGCCCCATCAGGATGAGATACAGCATAGTCTCGAAACCGGTGGTCATTTCGATGATGCCATCCTCCACGGAAATTTCCCCGTTGTCCGGCCCTTGGTACATAAGCACATCGCCACTTTGCACCTTGTTGATCATGGCACCTCCACGGAATCGGATTCGGCTGCGTCAATACTTGCGGTCGAAGGAACATATCCGGCAACCACGAGCGTGCTCCCTGGGCCAGTCGTGACACCTGGGTGAACGTGAGTAGATGCGAACGTGTCGAAGTCCTGTTTCAGCTGGTCAAATCCGCTTTTCAGGTCAGCGAAACCTACAGAGGACCGGCCGCCACCGTTGATCTTGACCGTGCCATCGGACAGAACGTGAACCGTTGACACAACGGATCCGCCGGAATCGCGGCCGTAGATCATCGATTCACCGGCGGCAAGGTCGGCGTGCTTTTCGCGGAACACGGCATCGATAACATATTGCCCACCGCATCGGGACAGCTTGACCTCATCGCCGGGGAGCGGGTAGCACTCGACGCCGGACAGCCCGTAGATCGTCGCGGTCACCTCCGCGCCGGCGCCGATGGAAACAATACAGTCGATCCCGTCGTCTGCGATTGTCGTCTGTTTGATGGTGCCTATGTCCACGGCATTGCCTCCGGCATCTCCCCGGAGAACACACCAGGAAGAACGCACTCAAGTTCCGCTGTTTCGCTTCCGGCTTCGTTGTTCAATGTCACTCCGGCAATCATCAGCTCCGTGAATTCGTCAATGTAGTTGTCAGGCGACCGCAGGCGGATCAGGGTGTTCGGCGTCAACACGTTTCCGAACTTGTCGCGCCATGCCGAGATCGTGGCGTTCGCCGAAAACACACCAGCGAACATCCTCGCCGCTGTCGAATTCACCGCCGTCTCAAGTTCGCCCTGATCAATGTCTTCGACCGTGTAGGAATACGGCCGCACAATTCCAGTCAGGAAAGGATTACTCACCGTGTACTGCCGGCCGGTCTTGCGCTTCGACTTTGTCGACATGATGCCGGTGACCGAAGAGTAGTAATTTTCATCGTTGATCTTCACGGAAACAGTGGCGTCAGTTCTGCTGGTGTCGTCGATGTCGAGCACAGGGCCGCCGAGTCCGGACGGCTTCCAAAACACCAGCGATCCGAAGGCATCATCTGTAATCACAAGCCCGCGCTGTGATGCCAGATCGGCAAGGAACTTCAGGATCGCTTGATCCTGCTTGATGTCAACCCGCTTGAAACGCGCCCCTGGTTCAGCGTCGAAGAACAGCACAACGCCCATGGTTCCGCAGAGATGTTCCGCGATCTGTTCAAGGTTCATGTTTACAAATTCAAGGGGAAACGCAGATGCCGGCGGTGGTGACTTTTCGATCCGTGCCGGATCAGAATACGCCGATACAACAAGCGTCTTTGCGTTGCCTTTGTTTTCGGGTTCTACCGTTCCGACTTGTCCGATCATCAGTTCAGATCCATCATATCCGACGGCGCAATCCAACGGGTCAAGCGGTTTTAAGATCGCGCGCGTGCTGATTTCGTTCGGCAAACTGAATGTGCATTTCCGGATCGCATCAACGCGCATCGCAATCGAAAAACTCGGGACAGTGACAAGGCGATTCCCCGAAACGTGAATGTCCAAACCGGACGACAGAAAGCCCTTTTTGTTCTGCCGGTTCGAAGGAATCCGGATCGTTGTTCCGGCTGTAATCGGTTCGCGGATCCCAGGGTTAGCCCGCGCGATTTCTGCCGCGTAGGTATCCGATCCCATCGTCTGCGCGGCGATGAGCGAGAACGTATCGCCGGATCGCGCTTTATGGATAGTAGACAATTTCCCGCCCCTGCTTAATCAGGAAATGTTCATCGCCACCGAGCGCGTTCTGCCGGATGAATTGCTCAAGCTGATCGTGCGATGCCGTGCCGTACAGCTCGAAACAAAGTTCCATCATTCCGCGATCCCGGTCGAGCGTGATCCGGATCCCCTTGGTTGCATCAAAGGACTGAACGATCAGCTGCGCCGCGATGTCGCGGACCAGTGCGGACAGGTCGAGCCACGCGCCGCCGGTGTCCTGACGCTCCGGCGTTCCGTCAGTCATGTCCGTGTAGGTGTCGTCACTCCATGTAGAAAATTCGTCAAGAATTTCGCCAAGTTCAGTAATAGCCTGTGAGAATTCACTTGAATACTGGAAATCGTTGTTCAGCGATGACACCGCAGCGCCTGCCACGCACCCGGAGGCAATCAGCGAATTTCCGTGAAACTCGTTTTCGCCGTCGTAGTCATAGCCGTTCGACCTTGACGAAATGCCGAAAATGTCGCGCGCCATGTTGGCGTATGCTTCCAGTCGTGCGCGGGTAGCCCGGGCAATGCGGGCAGGTTCAAGGATCAGCATCTGCGTCTGCCGTGCCAGTGTCAACGGTTGCCCGATCAGGACGTCGATTGTCCGGTTGATGCTGTCGGAAATATCGGACAGGCCGGATTGCGCCTCTTCGGTCAATCCCTGCACCGCGCCGAGAGTCTTTGAAACCTTGTTGATTGCGCGTTCAAACTTCGCCTTGAATGTGGCCTTGTCCGCCACGTCGTCGACGTTCAGCTTTGCCGCGAACTCAGCAGCCGCCGCCGACTGGAACGCGTCAAGCAGACTGTCAAGCGCCTGCACGTCGCCAGCAACGAGGCCGGTTGTCTCGATGAACTCCACAGAAAAAGATGTCTGATTCGCTGCCGTTGCCAGTGCGGAAACATACTCAATGTCCCCGAACGGAACCACATTGACCTTTCCGAAAATCGGATGGTACAGCGTGCCCTCTCCGCGTTCGAGCAACGCCTTGATCATGGTGGCCGCCTCGATGTCGTGTGAATCACCTGAGAAGTAGCACAACATCGGGAACCGCGCGCCGCCAACGCCGTTGTCCTGGACATACACGCCATCGGCGTTTACAGATTCGAAGACCGCCGTTTTCTTCGGGAAGATCGCCGACAGATCCAGGTACTGAAACGGAACCGACACGCCGGAAAGGGAGACATATTTCGCCTCCTGCAGTCTGCCTATCCACGATGGCGGCGCGCCCGGTTCCGCATCGGCCGGAAACAGCTTTTCCTTCAGCTTAGAAATCAGGCTCATGGCATCGCCCCGGTGGGAACCAGTTTCACGGTTCCGCTCTTGCCGCCCTTGGTGATTTCGGCGCGGCCGGATTCGTCACGGATGACAAGCTCTGTCCTGTCGGTTCTTGTCGTCTCGTTTCTGGAAATCGTTTCAACAGGAGCCGTGCTTGCCGCAACCGACGGCGACGATGACCGCAACGCCGCGAACTGCCGCGACAGCTGTTCATTCATGATCGCCTGCTTTGCCGCTCGGATTTCCTTGACCGCTTCCTCTGTTTCGGCGCCGGGTGTGAACACGTCTGTCACGTGCCCCCATATGGTATTGGTTCGCTTTTCCTTCGCCTTCATCTGCTCGAGGCGTCTTTTCAGTTCTTCATCGGATGCGGTGCCAAGCCCGCGCTGTGCCTTGACAGCGGCGTTTCCTGCGGCAATGGATGCGTTTTGACGCGCCTCGATCAGCTTGTCAACGAGCGTTCCAATCGCGTACCCTACGCCTAAAGCAACGCCAAGCAGTCCCGCTTTTCCAAGTGCTGTGGCGAGCTTTCCGACGCCAGGCGCTGCCTTTGCTGCCAAGCCTCCGGCCTCCGCCATGTCCTTTGCCATGCCACCAAGCTGCATACCGGCCATCGCAGCCTTCCACGAAAGCGTCGCGGCACCGATTGCGAGAATGGCGTCCTTCGAATCCCACAGAAATTTTGCAACATCTGCGAGCTGTTTTCCGGCCTCTGCCAACGTCCCCGCGAACTTCTTGATCTCAGGCCAGTTCTTGACGAGCCAGTGATACAGGTCAATGAATGCGGTCTTGATCTTGTCGACCCATTCCTTGAACTTCTGCTTGATCAATTCCTTGTTCTGCGAGACCCACTGTCCGATCTGTTGCGCAACAATGGTGGCCTCATCGGCAAGATCCTTCATCACCGGTGAAATGGCTTCGCCAACCTGGGCAAGTGCCATCGTGATGTTGTCTCGCATCGTCGATATCTTTCCTGTCAAAGTCTTGCTGGCAATTTCCATTCCCTTGAAAAAGATCCCACCCTCCGATGTCATCACTTCAAAGGTCCTGCGGAGATCCTCGACGGAAACCTTTCCGGCCGAAATGCTTTTGAACAGCTTGGCTCCGGTCTTTCCCGTGACCTTGCCGAGCTGCGCAATGATGGGGACGCCAGCCTCTGCGATCATGTTAAGGGACTCCATGTCAACTTTACCCTTCAACATGGCCTTGTTGAATCCCCTCGTGACGGACTCCATCTTCTGGACGTTGCCGCCTGCCGCGTCGCCGAGCATGCGGGTGAGCTTGATCGTCTCTTCGATGTTTCCGTTCATAGACGGAAGAAGTTGCTTTGCGACGTCGGTCAGTTGTTCAAACTGGAACGGCGTTGTCGATGCCGTCTGATTCAATGCGTCGACAAGTTCCTTTGCGCGTTCCGCCGATCCCATTAATGGAGTGAACGACGCGGTCGCATCCTCAATCATTGAAAAAGCATCGCTCACTTTATTGATCGCAAAGTACAGAGAACCGGCAGCGGCCGCGCCGGCAATGGCACCGGTCTTGATTGTCGACCATGCGAACCCACCAACCGACTTAATCACGCTGCCGATCTTCGCAAACTTCGACCCGACCCTGGACGCCATGCCGGACAGCTTGCCCATGCCGTGCTGCATTTTCGTGACAACAGAGCTGAACCGATCCACCGCGGTGAATGTGGTTTTCGCTTCGAGGTTCTTCACTGGCATCTGTCACCGCCTCGATTCAACGGGTTTTGTCCGGTCTTCCAGTTCGCCCCGGATTCCGTTGTAGAAAAATTCAATCTCATCCGTCGACAGGGTGCGCACGTCCGGCAATGTTCGATAATCCCGGCATATCTGCAGAAGCATCTCCCTGTATACCCTCCATGCCGTGTGCATTGCGTTCCCTTCCTTGTCCGGCCTCAGTTTGACGCTTTGACCGTTGCGAACCAACAGCGGCTCTTCAAACTCGGTATCCCAGAAATATCCACCACAGCGCCTGAACCAGGGTGAAATCCTGCCCTTCGAGCAGCTCGATGACAGCAGGTGCCACGCCGAGGAACTTCCCCATCACGGCGTTCTGTGCCGCGCTGTTGTGGCCTTCCTTCACGCGGTCGACCATCAGCCAGTCACCACGGCATCCGCGCCGCGTGATCTTGATCTCCTTCACGGAATCAAGTTCAACGCGCACCGTCGGGAACCCGTTGTCATCGATGATGACACGCCCATCCATGATCGCATCGACGATGACAGCCCTCTCATTCTCCGCGTCGCGCTGCCCGGAAACCTGTTTGTACAGATCCCACTTGACACGCGCGGCCCGCAGCATGCGGTTGAAATCATCCATCGCCACTTCTTCAGAAATAATCAGATTGGTTTCGTTCATTGCGGTTTGTCCCTTTCAAAAAAATGCGCACCCATGAACATGGGGAGGGACAGCCCCGGGCGCGCACAAGTCCCTTTTGATGTCACATCTGTTTCAGCTTGCCGGGGCCTTCGAAGGACACGCCCATCGTTCCCGTCATCGGGTCAAATTCGAGCGCCTCCACAATCGTCCCGGTTCCCTGATAGACGATCCCGCCGCCGTAGTTGAACACCAGGTCGACCAACTCCGCTGAATCGGCGTAGCTCTGAACGTACTCCTGCGCCTCTTCTGCGGAATCGATTTCGATGTTCTGTCCGGACACCTTCCATCCAACCGGTGTCAGGATCTTCCGACCGGTCGCCGGGTTGCCGTTGCTCTGCCATTCGGCTTCATATCCGCCGAGCTTGCGTGTGCCCGCAGCATCCCCGACGCACTGAAACTCACGCCCATTGATTGCCACTGATTCAAGTGGTCTTCCGATGACGGGCATCATTCACCTCCATAATAGAAGCTGAAGTTCTGGGTTACGCTGATCACGTTCGCATTGCCGGCCAGCTTGTACACGGCAAGAACGTCGAGGCGCTTCGGGTTGCTTCCGCTGATTTCGACGATGGTATTTTCCTTCGCATAGTCCGCGTCTGCAATGATGGCATCGCGCTCCATCACGTCGTACAGCTGAAACAGCTTTGACTTGTAGCTCATCGGCTTGCGCGCCGACGGGTTAGTCACGACGGCATCATCCGGAGGAAGCGGCGATCCGTCCACGTCGTCATTGTTGAAGATCAGGTCGATGTTGTATATCATCGCGCTGATCTTCTCGATGTCGCAGTCGTACCGATACGCCGGCGGGTCCTCGCCGTCCGGGTGATACATCATCACGGAGTCGGCAACGCGCAGAACGCCGTTCTTGATCTTCGTGGTCGACAGTCCGCGTATGACAGCATACTGAAATTCGCCATCGGCTTCTGACCACTGGTTTTCCGCGCCGCCGTCATCCAGAAGGGTCAGCTGCTGCGAGCCGTAATCCCTCGGGGCGTTGACGTTCGCAACGTTCGCCAGTGCCTGCACGTGACGCGCTGCAATCTCCCATGGCAGATTGAGCGACCCGGGGACCGGCTTCAGGGAATTGGTGCGATCCGACTTGCGGGCGTCCGTGATGGCCGCGGCTGTAGCGACCGAAGTCACCGCGGTGCCGTGGTACACCTTGAATGGCTTGTAGACGCCGGGTTCCCATCGCGCCTCATTCGCGACGCTGTATTTGTTGTAGTTCGTCTCGTCCGCGATTTCGCAGTTGACCACGTGCGAATACCACGTGTCGCCGAACTGCTCCAGCGCGTCGTCGATGTCCAGCGTGCCTGCGCCGCGCTGGAGCAGTTCGGCG